GCTCTGCACCAGATGAATCTTTTGGTTCTGGTTCCATGAAAGACATGCCAGCAGGCAATGACGCTCATGAACAAGAATTAATGCATCTTCGTGAAATGCTTAAAGATGTTATGGGTCTTGTAAAGGCTCAATCTGCACGTGAAGACGTTCTAATGAAGAAATTAGAAAGTATCACAAAGAGCCAAGAAGCTGCTGATGCACCAGCGCTTCCAAGTAATCTACCAATTAGAAAATCAAGTCCTGTAGATTTTGAAACACCTGCTCGTGGTGGATATCAATCTCCTGACAGCTTAGTTGCAGCTTTTGATGATTTCAATGGTCTTGTAGGTCAACTTACAGAACATGCTGTAAACAAATCTACTGGTGAAATTAGCGAAGCAGTTCTTGCAAGAATCAATAAAATGAGATTACAACTTGGTGATATTGAAACACCACAAACTGCTATGTATGATAGCGGTATTCCTGGAATGACCTACTAATAGGTGGAGGATAATAAGGAATAATGGCAAATACAAATTTAACTCTTGGAAGTTATATTGCTGCTGCTAATAAGGGACTTCAAAACAGAATTATCCCTTCTGGCGCATTCGCAAAGCAAACTTACCTTCAAGAAGGTAATGTTTTCACTTCCACTTATGGTAAGATCGTTTGGGATGCTCTTAACAATCAGACAAAGTTCTGGAACGTTTTAGAAAAAGTACCATTCGGCCCTACAGTAGGTTGGAGACTTCGTACTGATCGTGGTTCAGGTCGTTCACGTCCTGTAACCGAAGTTGGCCCAATTCCAACTATCGATAGTTCAAACTACGAAGTAGTATCAAGCAAACCTCGTATTATCGTAACAGATTTCGGTGTTAGCTTGCTTGCTCAATACTTAGGTGGTATTGAAGGTGGTATGGGTGATGTTCTTGCACAAGAACAGAAAGCTGCTGCTAAAGACCACGTAAAAGAATTGAACCAAGAATTACTACTTGGCTCTCACACTGTTGCAACTGGCGCAAGTGCTGTTGCTCAAGGTGAATATTTTAGACCTTACGATACATTATTTGATTCAAATGACAATGAAACATCAGGTACAGAAGATCAAATCACAGCAGTATCAGGTGATACTCTTACAGGTTTGAATTCTTCTGCTGGTAGAGTTGTTTACGTAAAGAGTCGTGCTGGTATTACATCACTTGATGATATCGTAGAACAAGACGGTAGAACAATTGCTGGTGTTAGTTTGAACAGCGCTCGTGGTGTTGGTGTTTACTCATTAACAAGCACAAGTGACCGAGCAGCTAACACATGGGGTGCTGCTGCTACTGTTCTTGATAATGGTGGTACAGAAAGAGACTTAACTCTTTCATTACTTGATACAGCTATCAGAAACATTCGTCTTAACGGTGGTGATCCTGATCTTATTCTAACAAATTATGATCAGCTTGACAGAATTTCTGCTCTTGGTCAACCACAACAAAGATACATTGGTGATGGTGAATTCAAAGTAAAACTTGGCGATGAAAGCACACTTCCTGGCTACAAGACAGGTTTAACTGCTGCTACTTATCGTGGTATTCCAATTCTTGCTGATGCAGATGTACGTTTCGGCGTAAATTCAGATTACAGTGATCAGGGTTCATATGTTTATGTTCTTGATACTCGTTATCTAAAACTTGCTATTGCAAATCATACTAACTACGTAGAAAACAGAGACGTATTCCAGGCTAATGCTATGGTTGTTCGTGGTCTTTTCTGGACTATGTGTGAACTAAGAGCATTACGTCTTGATACAAACTCTAAGATTTGTGACCTTTCAGCATAATTGTAAAAATGATTAGACATAATAGCGTAGGGTATGTAGAGATATGTATCCCTACGCTATTTTATTTGGAGGTTCAATGGCAGTATATGCTAATGGCGGTTCTGTAATTTTTATTGAAGGAACTGATGATTTAAATACAGTTAAAGATATTGCTACTTTTGCTGCTACGATGGGTCATGATGGCGATCTAGGTATACAAGCAAATGGATACGTAGAATTAGTTGGTAGCGCAGAAGTAGAAATTGGTATTAGTTCATCTGATTCTGAAATAGATACTGATGGAACATCAATTGTGATA